AACTTCGACTCCTTCAAGCTTGCAGAATATAATGCCCTGATAAACAGCAGGAATTGTAGAGCTAAGTGTGTGCATATTTTGGTACGTATACATAACTTTAAGTGCATTTAGATTCAAGATATTTTGCCAGGCATGAGGGCCTACAGTTTGATAATTAAGTCGATCTAGATCGAGCCATTCAGTATTGTACAACCACGGAGTGGTTACGATATTTTCTTGAGCAGAGGACATATCCACTATGAGAGAATCACAATGAGACAAATATCCATAATCGGTAGAGAGAAGTTGTGTTCGGGTAGGTAAATTGTTAGGTAAACAAGTTAAACCATACCAACCATAAACAAATGGTGAACACAGGCCTTGAACTCGCCATCTCATACTCTTCCATTTAATATAACGAAATGTAGCTACAGCGGCTACAAACGAAGGTTCTTGGAAGAATGGAGGCGGAATAACATTAAATGTTTCCGCCGTTGTGGCAGTGAGAGTAAAGCTTGCAGCCTCAAACTCTCGTTCAAGTATTTGTGTCGGTGTTTGAGTAACATAAGGATTTACGCTATCCGGGCTAGGAAAGTCAGGAGTACGAGAGGACAAACGCTGTTCCTCGATGTCAACAGTCAAAAGACCAACAGATTCAGATTGGGGGGTGGGTAAACCACCTAGTTCTAGTGTTTCGGCAGGGATCTTGAGATACCCCAGAACGACTGTCCCCACAGTTTTTCCAGGTCCAAATGCGAATTATAGGTGAGCGCAGATACAGGATCAATCGCGGGTCATGCAGTAAGCAAGTCCTCACCAAGTGCTCAATTTACTCTTAGAGCTAGAGGTTCTTTTTGCCTTTTTGAAAGGGGAAGGCTAACCCCACGGGAAAGTATTTAACAATAGAGAGCATTGTCGGCGAACCGACGATGATAATCTCCAAACTCTTTTGCTTTCCAAGGGATATTAAATCGGGTAGAGTAATCATAGAGCTCTTTTCGTTCGAGCTCAAATATTTGTTGTCCGTAGTGGTAGTATTCCATTAACGCTTGTTCAACGTTTATGGCCATTTGTTGTTCTATGGTAACACCACGTTTTGGTTTTCGTAACCAGAGGAGCATTTGGGATATGCTATCCTCGGCAAGTTGAGCATGATACAGCATGTCACCATCTTGCCACTTTTTAAATTTACGGCAGAGAAATTCGAGGTCGTCTATATTAACGAAGTCATTTTTAATTTCTGTCTTCTCTGCGGTAGTATACTCCATTCCAAAGTTTTTAGAAATGAAGGCGCCTAATTTTTTCATGGTAAAAAATGGCGCCACTGTGTCGGATACACTCCAAATGTTATCATCTCCATAAAACCATGCAGCCAAATGTTCTTGGCGTACAAGGTCTAAGGAATTCTCTTGACATACTTTTTCAAAATAATAGTTGAAAATAACTACGTTAACAAAAGAATTAATGAAACCAGTAAGCCAACCTCCGGAGGAGTTCATCCAATCCATGAGGTAAGCTTCAGTTCCAATGACAATAACAGGGGCAACGGCAGACATACAAACACAGTATAAAAACCAGTCCCACATAGGATTAGTAATGAACCAATTAGTATAAAGTCGCATACAACGATAAAGGAGATAGGCGAATTCAGAAACGATAGACGTATCGTAATTCTTAAAATCGCCACCTCCAAGGTTGGGGAACTGCAACAATTTGCGTATGAGCATGGTCCAATCTTTCGAGTGGGGATTGACACCGATGGCAACATCAGAAGTCCCAAGATGTTCTTTCATGAATGATACAATATCACCCATGACCATAACAGTTACAACCAAATGTGCAAAACCGCCGACGCAAAATAAACGCGTCTTTCCAAGTCGAACTCGAAGTTCATCTCGGATTTCGTCTTTCAGACAAGCGGCAACAACATTTCGTGGTTGATAACCTTTCTTCATGGCATCAAAAACTTCTTCAACAGCAGCACGGACAAGGGGGTGAACCCAGGTAACAAGTCCCGTGGCTTCATCTTTGGTCCACATTTCCTTACGGGAAGTGAAACCAAGGACTTTCATGTCATGCCCGATTGCAGTATCTTGTGATAGCATCGCCAACGCTTCTTCTATAGGAAGAAGTTTGAATTCTTTGCGTTGTAAGGGAGTAAATCCAGCGAATGCTTTTTCAGGTTCTTTTTCTGCCCATTCGAGCAGCTCTGAGGGAAACAGAGTAACAGGGGGTGAGACAACTTTGTCAACAGCGTTGTGTAACGGCTTGATGACTTCATCAGGATTATCT